ATATTATACAAGTCGAAGATGGTTCGGGAAACATATGGTATGGCCTCGAGTGGTAACGCGTTGGGGTGTCAGATGCCAACCCAAGACAATCCAATGGGTAATGTTCTCATGACGGACTACACAGATGCTCCCAATCGCCTTGAAGCGTGCTACTATCCAACTGTGAAACCAATTGTGAAGAACTACCTCGATGATCGTATTCCCTATGACGCGGGACGATCTCGTTCAGCCCTTCCCAAATACCAGCGCAACGCCGCAGCTCGTCAGTTCATTACAGCCCCAGTTTCAAATATCCCAGGCGACCAAACTGGTTTTGCTGAATGGCTCTACGGACCTAAAAACGGTCGTGACTGTAGAAGTCACCCAGAGATGTGCGATCCAAATGCCCGTGGTGTCCAACTTGAAGCATTTGCGGGTCTCGATTCAGCAGGTGATAGTCGAGTTTCTCATCGGGGTCATGGATTTGCCCCAGCTTAGATTATAAATATTCTTGTGTAATAATAAATGGCGTACCAACTTCAACCTGGTCTTGCGATCGTTCAGAATTCAGGGGCTCTCCCATCAGTGCGCGCCACGGAAGAAATCTTTGTGTACCCTCAGCCCAGTTCTGTGAATTGTGGTGGGTGCCGACCAAACACCATGTTGTATGGCACATCACCATACATGGCAGGTAAGGGTTCTCCAGCGCAATACATTGATGTGAGTGACCAGCTTCGCCCACAATCAACTACCCGATTTGGTAGAGTTATTGTTCCAACCTATGAACGTAACCTCTTCCCACTCTCAAATATGGAATGCAAAGTGCCTCTTCGTACTATGACTTATGAACCAACGAGTACTCGTGCGGAACTCCAGAACGGCCTCTTCCAGCAAAGATACGCTAATAAAAATGTTACTAAAAAATAAGAATGGCCGATCCAATTTCACTTGCAGCTGTCGCTGGTCTAATTTTTGCTGGCCGAGCTTTGAGTACCAAGTCTGAACCTGAACCCGTCGTTCAAGTTCAACAGGTTGTCCAAACACCTGAAGCACTTGATGCGGTCCCAGAATTTACAGAGAGAGACTTCGAACCTCGTGTGGAAATCCCCCAAAAGATGGAGATGGCGAGTTTCGCAGACATTGGTCGCCAACAGAGAAGTGGTGGTCAGGAGATCCTCAATATGAGAAACCGTATGTATGACACAGGTCGTATGAACAACCTCTCCCCAATTGAGAAGCAAATGGTTGGTCCAGGTTTGGGTGTTGGTGCGGATACCCCAGCTCAGGGTGGTTTCCAACAATTGTTCCGTGTCAACCCAATTAATGTTGGTGAGTACCGTCTCACTACACTTCCAGGCCGCTCGGGTCCAGCTGCGGATATCACAGGTGGTCGCGCAGCCGTTGTTGGTGAATTGACCCACAACAAACCAGAGACGACTGCGTACCTTCCCTCTCGTCTCCCCACAATGGCAGGACGTGCCCAAGGTATGTCTGGTGCGATACCAAGAGCCAGTCACCAGAAGACGATGCGAACCACCAACCGTTCAGAGACTGGTCAACGTTCAGATGGCCTTGGCTACAATGGTGCCAAGCGATTTGTTTCAGCCCAGACAATGCCACAAGATCCAACTCGCTTCAAGAGTGATCGCAATGATACGCAGTTCGCATATGCGAGCCACGCGGCGCCAGGTATCACCAACTTCAGTGGCGCCTACGCGACGAGTGCGGCTGCTCAAATTACCACGAAGAATAATGAGGAATTGATGAAGTACGGTTTCCGTCCAGAGGATCGCAGAGGTAAGGCGAACCGTATGGGTAACGCAGGCCGAATGAATGTTCGGGAGAGTGCCCTCAAACAGGGTGGTGCTCTCACAGCTGTCCGCGCCGACAGCAGTCGTATTGATGGACGCACTGGTCCAGCGAATGGGGGGTGGACTCAAAACTACCAACAGAAGCCCTTCCACCAATTCAATGCGTATAAGGGCCACGAGAACCCCAACTCACGAAACTTGGATATTGCGAAGAGACAACTCCAGAACAACCCACTCTCCCACCACATTTATTAGGTGTTTCACACAATTGTAGACAAAAACAATCATTAAAATATTGTACCTGTATTTTAATGAAGGTTCATACCCTTGACATAGACAGTAGTGAGAGATACACAAACGTGTACCCTTATGCGAATACCTATGTCGTGACCCTAAAAGAGCCAATGTATGATGTCACCAAAATCACATTGGTCTCCGCGCGTATTCCAACACCACAGTTACACATTTGTGAGACAAATAAGACTTTTAGTGTGAATGGCTCCGATATCACATTGGAAGCAAACAACTATACGAGTGGTACAACTATGGCGTCGGAACTTGAACGTCAGTTATTTCCATCCTCACCCATAGATCAGGTATCATTTGATGAATATAGAAGTACTCTCACATTTTCAAATACAGCTGGTACACATGACTTTACATTTGAGTTCTTTGATGGGACACATGGCTATATGAATGGGACCAACTTGACTACACCACACCAAGTTTTAGGGTTCTCATCCAATAATCAATCATCATCAGGCTACACTCTTACAACTGGTGCCATTAATCTTAATGGACCAAACTCCATTATTTTGAGACTCACGAGTGGTTCGGATGAATTTACGAAAACAGTGTACTCCAAGACACCCTTTTATACAGGCCACATTCTATTGAATGGATCGGACACCGTGAATTACAGTCACGCCGATGATCCACTCAATCACGAGTTCTATAAGGGACCACAAAAGTTTATTAGGGATCTACGAGTTGAATTCTTCTATATGAGTCACGGGCGCTTGATTCCATATGACTTTAGGGATCAGGATCATATATTAAAGCTTGAAATTACAGGATCTACAGATAAACTCGAGGGTCTACCAAAGGTTCCCCTCGACGTTGTCAAGAAGGAGTTACCGCCACCAATAAGTATCCCCGAAGTTCTGGTGGATTCTTATAGATGGAAAGAGTACATCTCCATTGGAGTGATTGTATGTATTGGAATGGTCTTCCTGCTGCTGATGCGTCGACCCCCAAAACTTAGCGAGTAATCGCGAAGACTGGTTGCGCTGGCTTGGAGACGCGGGTGGAGATGCTGGAGATCACCATGTAGACCGCAATGGACAACAAGGTGGTGAGGATCGCGGTGAGCGTGTACTGGGTACCACCGTTCTTTGGCACCTTGATCACTTGCTGGATGACCCATCGGACCAAGTCCATCCAGCTCATCGCGGCGGCGAAGGAGAAGCCCGCAACAATGGAGTTGAGGGATTGGGTTTCCAATTCTTGGGTAACAAGGTTAACAGTCTTGAGAGCTTGGGCGGTCATGTCAGCCATTGTGAGAGTTTTATATTATTGACATAGAAATTTATTTACTCTGGTAACAGCTCCTCCTTCTGGATAATTTTTTTATATTTTGTTTTCCTGACTATATTTGACTTTGCAAAGATTTGTTCCTCCTCATCATCAGAATCTCCATCGGTACTACTGTCTTCATCCCCAGTAGCCTTGAATGATTTATATTCAGAAATTGTCCAACCCTCTGGAACCGATGTACTCATTACTATTAATAGCATTTTTTAACATCTCTTCTACTGGACTTTGGGGTATCCACTGGTCCCAGCGGTCATGAGCTTCATTCATCTGCCTAAAGGTGGTGTCGTCGCCTGAGTATCTCTCAAATGGAGGGCAATCCTCGGGTTCAACTTCTTCCAAATCCTCTTCGTCTGAGGAATCTGAATCGTATACCTCTGGGTAGAGAGATCCAATATTTTGACCGACTGTATACATTGCACAATACTTAATTGCGTATTCCATATCTTCTGGGAGGACCGTGTCACGCCCACACGCTTTGGAATATTCAGCTGCCAAGACCATACTTCTCTCAAGGACTGGGAGAAGGATACCAATGAGAGCATTCTGTTGGGACTCCTCGTAGCCCCCTGAAGATTCACCAAATCCAGTTTTCATCATATTAATATTTCAAATCAAAAAGAGTTTGGGCAGTTCCCTCACTTACGCGAAGAATGTTGTGACTGAGAGCGTATACTCGGACTTGTCGTGCATAATCTGTACAAGGGGTCAGACTTAGGTTGAGTATTTGTTCTTTTACGAGACTGAAATTGATTTGTCCTGTGGGATACCACTTTTCGGGTTCAAGGGCAAAACTGTAGGAGTAGAACCGCCTGATGAGTTGTGTCTTAGAGTGGTGGATAGCTGCTTGAACCGCCTTCAGGAATATAACACCCCCTGTGTCTTGTGTAATTATTGGTTGTCCATCAAGGTCAAGTGTGAGGTAATCAAGGTTTTCATACAGAATATACTTACCCCCTGTCTCTGCGAGGGTATTATCATAGTCAAATGGTGTTATGAATTGCCCCTCAGCTGTGCCCACGTCACCCTTTCTCTGGATCACAAAGTAGAGTTCCTTCACAGGATTGTAAAAGTCCAACTTGAATTCAGCCTCCTGTATGGCTTGATCTACATCAAAGATGTTTTGTTGAATTTGTGTGATGACATAGTCCCTCTTTTCATTCTCCACTTTGAGTCTCTCACAGGGATCGAGAAAGACAACTTCCGCACAAAGACTAAAATTTTTAAGGTGAATACTTCCAGGTGTCACAGGTTGAAGTGAACCATCACTACCTTTTATGATGAGGTGATCGTGAT